ATGACCTTGGTCGTGTGGAGGGGCAGAGTGATTTCGTTGCTCCCTGCTGCCATTTCTGTTTCCACAAGAGCGGTCTCGAGGAAAGGCCAGTCGTACACGGACTCAATGTCGCGCATGGCTGCGTTGAGCCACGCCTTCAGTGGATCTTTGTTATCGAATCCGTACCGCTTGAGAGCGGTTTCCATTTCTTCGAGGGTCATACGCTTGAGGAGACGAAGATTTTGGGATTGTGTAGGAGTACGTCCTGTAGCGAATGTTCTAGGCGTTCGAGCCCATCACCCAACTTCTCACTGAACTCGTGCTCCTTGTCCTTGTCAACCTTATCGGCCTGCTTTTCAAGCTCAATAGCCACATCGCCTATGTCGTGCGTGGCCTGGTCCATCTTCATCAACCGGTCTAGTATCGACCTGTTGAGTTCCTTCGTAGTGAGCGCCAAGCGATCAGTTCCATCCTTGCAGTGCTCGACGATCACCCACTCCTCCTCCCATGTGTCGAAGAAGGGCGTCAACCACCCAGGCCAGCGAGCGAGGATCTCGTTCTTGATCTCGCAGACGTCCGGGCCCTCCGTAATGAGCCGACGACTGTTAGCATCGAAGTACGAGAGTCCTCTACTCGCTGGTCTGCGTCTCATGCTACTTGCCCACTGCCAGCACCCTCAACCCCGGTTCCGTCAGGGCCGCAGGATATGCTTCTTCAGGCAACTGTTCGAGGGCGCCTTTCAAGGCACCCCCTGTCCGGAAGACCATCAGCTTTTTGTTTGTGTAGTCGTACTGAAGGACGTAGCCCCCAGTTTTGCCCTGTACGTCCACCCATTCGATGATGCCAGTTCCCACTTCCTTCAGCTTCGTTTCCAAAACTTCGGAAAGGGTAATGTCACCACCAGTTTTGTAGGTGCCCGACAGTTTGAGTGCTGCACGAACCTCCCAGAAGTCGCCTCCCGAGTGTGGTACTACGGGTCCCGCTCCGCCGATTTCTTCGAGGACAGCAGTCATGGAGTATCAGCTCCAGACGCCAGCTGCATCGTCCTGAAGTTCGATCATCCGACCGAGTCGGTTGCGACCGACAGTTGCGAAGTCGTGGTCCGCTGCCAGGTACGCGTCGAAGTTGTCGGTACGGTCAACTGCACGCGCGAGGACGGCACCGTCGTCGTCCACCCATTTCCAGCCGCCCTTACCGTCTTCTCCTGCGTCGAGGTAGACCCACATCATCGCGTCGGCGTTCAGGAACCACATCTGTTCCTTCGGACAGTCGTCGTCGAAGACGACGGGCATCTCGTTGAAGAGAATGGCCTTGAACCCACCGCGCAACGTCACAGAGTCCTGGTCCGTGAACCGCTTCTGAGACTTCAAAGTGTTCACGTACCGACGACGGATTCCGCGGGTCGTCACGATGAGCTCGACCTCAGCCTGGCCCCCTGCACCGACTTTGTCGACCACCTGCTGCCCCTGATCCTCAGAGAACGGGTTCCCCGAGGCAGTGACCACAGGTGAGTTCCACCACACGTTCGCTGCGGGGTCGACTCCGTGAAGTTCGGCGGCTTTGACTTCTTTTCCGCCTGAACCCACGCCCACAGTGTTGGCGATGATGTTTCCGAGTCCGTTGATCTCGTTTTTGAAGTTCCCGTGTCGGACCACGAGTTCTTTCGCAGCGGTCAACGTGCCCGTTCCCGAGTATGTGACTTCTCGAGTCGCGGCATTGATCGCGGTGACTTTGAATTCCGAGATGGTTACGACCCCGACCGTAGTGACCACGTCTATGACCATGTTTATACGGAGGTACTGGACCGTATCGACCACGAACTGTTTGGTTCCTTTTTTGTCTTCCGTGATTTCTGCGAGTTGGCCTGTTTGCTTGGCAAACCCTTGGCGGTTCAAGTCCTTTCGGATGTCCTTCACCGCACCTTTGGTCTCAGCGTCAAGCAGGCGGAGAAAGACCCCCGGCTTTTTTTCGCTGAGCTTGATGGCAAAGCGCGAGAGGCGGATGGACATCAAGTTGTGACGCAGCTTGTCCTTGAGGTCCGTCCATCCCTGCTGGCCTGCCGTGGGGAGTGCGCCACCCTCTGCGATGGCTCCCATCCCCTCGTTACGTGACGAGTGAGCGGGCAACACCCACTCGCGCCCGGCGAACTCGACTCCCTCGGACTCACGCGTGAATCCTCGCCAGTCGTAGTCCTGACCGCGCCCTTCATCACCAGACGATGATGCCTCTCCTGGCTCATCGTCATCGGCTGCGAACATGAGAACGCAGCGTTGGTTTAGCTGCTCGCGGATCGGAGTTAGGTAATACTCCTTGAGTATCGCGTCAGCATTGGCCGTCGTCTGGGCCACGTATTTTCACCTCTTTTCCTCGAAATCAGCCGCCAGCGTTCATACCCATCTGCTGCTCGAGGAATTGCCGTGCCCCGACGTTGGCATTGTCCAGGAAGCGGTCACCGCCTGCTGCCCTTTTGCCTTGCCTCGGTGCGGTTGGCAACTGCCCCTGAACACGCGGAGGTTGCGCGCCAGCGGACGTCTTGCCATTAGTGAACTGTCCCAGAAACTTGTCTCGTAGATCGGTGAGCATCTTTGCCGCCGCCAGTTCGTCGCCGTCCGAAGCGATGATAGCGGCCACAACGACCTCGTCGTCTATGATCTCTGCTGGGATTGATGCCTGGTCGAGTTGACTCCGTATGTTGGTCTTGGCCTGTTGGAGGATCGCGTCCTGTTGGGCCTCTTGTTCTGCCACGCCCCGCTGTTCGTCGCCCTGAGAGAGCTGTTGAAGCTGGGCCTGCATGTCTAGAGCCCATTGTGGGATTTGCTCCTGTTGAGGCTGTGCCTGTGGTTGCGGTTGCTCACCGACCTGCATCTGCTGTTGCCCCCGCAGAACCTGCATGAGGGCCTCCATCGACAGGGAAGCAGGAACCGTCCCGCCCTGCTGCAGTTCGTTGATGATGCCTACAGCTGTCGCGAGTGGATCCTGCTGGTAGTTGTCGAGGAAGGCCATGAGGGGATCCACCTGATCTGGCTGGATCGCCTCCATGAGGCCCTTGTAGGGAGCCTGCGCCTGCTCCATCCGAGTCACATGGCCCTGTATGTTACGCAGGTGTGGTTCGAGTAAGCTGCGCGATGTCTCTGGGACGTCGGGGAATAGGCCCCAATTGAAGCCCTGTTCGCCGCCTGTAGGCTGTGCTCCCCCCGGTTGGCCTTGGCCGCCCGCCGGCGCTGTACCTGCGGGGGGTGCCCCTTGAGCTGCTACTGATGCCTCCATTACGTCCTTTCTGGCACTGTACCCAGTCGGGCCTTAGTACCGTGATCCTCGTTGTTTTGCTCTCGTCCGTTCTGTGGCCTGCTCTTCGCCCGGCTGTCCTTTCGGGTTGAAGTGGCCCTTGGAACGGAAGTTTGCCATCGCTGCCTTGCGCGCGGTGCCCATGTCCTTCGGACCCCCAGCGCCTATGTGTATGACGAGCGCGGGACCCTTGCCTCCCTCGGCTCCCTCGGGAGGTGTAGCCCCGCCTTCGCCACCAGGTGGGCCGCCCATCATCCCACCTTCACCGGCAGCCATATCTTCGGTGTCGTCTCGTCCTACCACCTGTTGCAGAGCTTCTATTGGCTGCTGCACGTCCCGAATCATCCGCTGTATTGCTGGCTCCGGCTCTTGCTGGGCCAACTGCATCAGCAGAGATTCGATCTGTTGAACTATCTGTGCGCCGCCGCCCTGCATCAGACTGAGCCCCTACCCCATCCTTGAGTTGTGTCGAGCTCTTCGAACTGGTCGGGGGTAATCTCGAGCTGCTCGTTGCGCGAGTCCCGAGTGCCGACCACGTAGGATTTGATCTTTGCGAAGTACCGCATAGGATGCCCCGCAGTGTTGAACTGCAAGTAGTCCTCTGTGGTGTCGAACGTGTGGCCCGTGATGAAGACCATACGCCCAGCGTACGGCCCTGACTTCACGCGCCCGCGCGTCCCCTCCAAGTACACCGGCATTCCGATGTGCTCGTTGTCCTCAGGCAGAAGCTGAGGCTCCTCCGTTGCTGTCGCCGTCGTCGCCTCTTCGGCGGTCGGTGCTTCGGCCGCTGTCGGTTCGGACGGAGGTTTGGCTACTGCAGGCATTTAGCCTCCTTTGGTCGATGTGATGTTATCACTGGGGCCCTCCTTCCATTAGCGACCTCGGCGACGATGCCCCAGTAAATTGCGAAGGCGGCCCTTCCGGTCTTTGTTGCCCGTTACCGGCTTCTCCGGGGCCCGGCGGTGGGCCTCCGTTTGGGCTCGGTCCTGCCCCCCCGGCTCCTTGCTGCTTTCCTTGGCCGGCGGCTTCGACTGCCATTTTTTCTTGCTGCTGCGCTTGCTCATACTGTGTGTGCTCCTGATCGTGCTTCATAAAGGCCTGTTGGATTTGTTCGGGCAACTTCTTGAACTCGGCCGACTTCATAAAGTTTCGGTGGATGTAGTGGTGAGCGGGATGGTTGTACCACTCTTGGACACCTGGATCGGTGCCTTCCTTGAGTTCGTGGTTCTCCCGCTCCGCCTGATCGAGGTCGACTTCCCACTCATCCGGCTCGCCTTCGGAAAGCTCGAGATACTGACGCACCTTTCTCGGGTCCTGCTCGATTTTGCGGTCCCAAAGGTCAAGAATGAACTGCTGCTTCGCTGCCTTACTTCTCGGCAACGCGGAGCCGGCTTGGATGACGACGCCCATCGCACCGGCAAGCATTGTGCCAACAAAGTCAAACACCTCCGGCTCACCGTGGTTTTTGTAGATGTTCACGGTACGAGGAGTGTCATACTTCTCAGCCATCATGCGGAGAATCTGGTTGGATACCCCTTCCATGCACTCCTCGAATTCTTGGACCGTCGGTCCCAGCCGAGTGTCGTCCTCCTCCTGGAGATAGGCGATGGCCACACCCGAACGGGCACCCGGCGGAACCTTACCCTGAGAGGTTTCACCCTGCCCAGAGATTTCACGTATGTCCTCCTTCAACTGCTCCACCAACTCGACCACGTATTTGGGCATGTCCGGCATCTCGACCGGTTTGGGCTCCGGTACGTTGGGCATGAAGTTATACTCGATACGCAGCCCTGGGCGGTTCTGTATCTCCTTGGTGATCTGCAGTTGCTTGGGGATGAGCCACGGGGGGTTGGCCATGAGGTTGCGGTTCTCAAGCAATTGCGACTTCGTCTTGGATAGCTCAAGGACTGGGCCCTTCAACTGCTGGAGCACGCTCATGGGGTACTGCTGCACAGGCAACGGTATGTGGCCCATGTGGTGGATCGGTAGTTCTCCGTGACCATATTCATACTTCGTCTTCTTGATGATTACGTCTTTAGTGTAGACCAGACACAGTCCGTCGGGGAACTTGGGATGACCCGGCTTGACCCACATCTGATGGACAAACGCCAGCCGCTGTACGTGAACGGGCTTCTCTTTCAGCTTCCCCGTCAGATCGTAGCGGGAGATCAGACGGTTTTCGATCACGGAGGGAATGGCCTCGGAGTCAGACTTTATCCGCTTGCCCCAACGACGATAGACCTCCTCCACATCGAAGACGTTGGAGTAGATGCACCAATTGGCGTCGTCGAAGTTGTTGGTCGAGTAGTCGAACATCAACTGGAAGGGCGAGACCTCTTTGATGACCATCTCACCCATCGGTATTTTCTTGTACTCGCCTCGCTTACCTTCTTTCTCGTACTGAGCCTTGTACTCTTCGATAAGATGCGGGTCGAAGACGGGGTTGCCTTCGTGTTCGTGGAAGACCTCGATTTCGCCCAGAGCAGTCTCGTCCCAGTCGACGAGGATGCCCCCCGAGCCACACATGAGGACCCACTGTAACATGCGCCTCCGCACGCGAGGCATCTTGAACTCACGCTCAACGTAGTTGTTGAGCATCTTGTTGCCAACCTTAGCCGAGTTTAGGTCCTCCTGATCTGATGACCGCGACAGTACGTCGGAGATAGGACGGTTCTTGGTGAGCTTGGCGAGCTCGGTGCGAACTGCTGGTTGGGCCAGGTTTGTGGCCATCCTAACTCTGTGCTCTGGGCGCTTGATGGGCTCCACTAGCCTGCGCTTGTGTATGTCCCACTCCACCCAGAAGTCGCCCATGTAGAAGGCGATGTCTTCCCACCAGATGCCTTCCCAGTGACGCCGTCTCCTTCGTCCCTCGTCGAGAAGGTCATACGCCCAAGTGTGGAGGTTCTTGTCCTCCTTAGTCTCAGGCTGTTTTGCGTAGTCTACGGTGGGTTCTGCGTACTCAGATGTTACGGGTGCAGTTGCCATAAGCTAGATGGGGGCGATCAGCGACAGGGAACCGCCTGCCCTGGCGATCAGCCCCCGTGACGGGCGCACGCTGCCCATCACCTGGGGCCCCCAACTGCTCCTGTGGGACCCGCAGTCAAGGCTCGAAGGGCAGCCATTTGCAACTGTGCCTGAAGTTCTTCTTTCTGGTTCGGCGGCGTGTTTGGATCCTGAATGGCTTGGATCAGTTGCTGTACTCCCCCTCCTGCTCCCCCCGCCTGAGCTCCCACGCCCATTTGATTCTGTAGATCTGCAGTAGACATGCTTCCCGTACCTTCTGCCCCCGTCGGCTGAGCCCCCGCCATGCCACTGGGAAGTACATCTTGTAGACCTCCTTGCGGGCCCGCAGCCGTTCCGGCAGCAGGACCTGCCGCTCCGGGAATGGGCATCGAGTCACCGGGCGCACCACCGCTCCCACCTCCTGCCATCGCTGCTTGAAGAAGTTGTCTGGGGTCAATAGGCGGCATTACCGACCGCGCCTTCTACCGTGGTAGTTGCGTTCGCCCGGCGCTGCGTTGGCCTTGCGCGCGAGGTTGCCGATCACGCCGCCCGGTACCCCTTTGGCCTTCAACTGTGCGGCCCGTCCGCCGTGCCCGAGGGCGTTCGATCTGCCCCCAAACGATCCCGTCTTCTTCACGCGCGAGCGCATGGCTGCAGTCTTGAGACCGGTGTTCTTAGCCATCTTTTCCTCCTCTGCCCATCGACGGGCTATGTCTGGGTGGAACTTGAACAAGAACCGTCGCTGTTTCGGGCTCTGGAACGGCACAGTCAGTCCTCATCGTCACCGAGGAGGTCGATGTTACCGTTGCCAAGTCGTCTCTCTGCACGTTCGTCCACGTACGAGACGTTAGCCGGCTCAGGCTCATCAACTGCCTTGTGCAGCACAAGGGCGTCTGGCTTGGAGAGGGCCATGACGCGATCCTCCAACCTCTCGCGCTCTCTACGAGCGTTCCGCTCAACGTAGACGAGGTAGGCGCCGGACACGAGTACATACAAGCCAAATATAACACTTAGCTCAATCATTCTTCCTCCTTCGCTAGAAAGCCACGTGCTCATTTTATGGGTTCTATCGGCTGCACACCTTCTTCGGCCGCTGCTCGTGCGGCTTCTTTGCTTTCTCTGTCTACGCCTTCTTTAGACCACGCAGAAAGAGCGGCCTTAGCATTAGCGGCATTGATCGGGCGAGTGGGCGGCATGGTCAGGTTACACCAGAATTTAGCGACCTTAGCCGCCGCAGCTTCGGGAATTTCGAGGGAGACTACGGTGTTGGCCACAGGGTTCCTTACGTGTATTGCAGCATGACGTTGAGCAGGATCGAGAAGCCTTCCACTTCTTCGGCACTCTCGTTCTTGAGAAGGAATTTGATGATCGGACTGACACCAAAGAAGCTACGGCTGGTGACCGTTGCCGACAGCGCGGCGGTCGGATGTTCGGGGGTGATGGTGACTATATAGGCGTTGGACGCTGGGTTGCCGCTGAGTTCGTGGGTCGTTTCCATTACGACTGCTTCGCCGGGTTTGATTTTCGTGCCACCCGGTTCTGCTTCGCCCCGGAACGCATAGACACGGCCGCCTTTGGCCTGCAATTGGCCCGGTTCGATCTCGCCTGTGTGGATCGCATTGACTTTCCTAAAGAATAGTTTGCTGGTGCCAAGAACGAACGCCCCAGCTGGATCCAAGCCAAGAACGGCAACGGCCCAAAGCGTATTATTTTGAGTTGTACCATTGTGGACGTAGGTCGTAGCGCCAGGTATCTGGGACGATTTTTCCATGTCCAGTCCGCGGACTAGCACCCATTTAGCGCTTGCACCCCCTGGATTGGATACTCTGTAGATGCCGTTTTGGATTTCATTTGCCTGGTTCTTGACCAAGA